AAGTGACAGTGCTATCTCAGGTGATTTAGCAGACGGTACATTATGGTATGACAGCCTTGTAAGTGATTCTTCAATTGATTTACTTTACAACAACGGCGGTACATGGTCAACTTGGGCATATGATATTAATGTTGCAGGCAGTGAGCCTTCATTACAATCAGATGGTTCAAGCTCATTAGTTGATGGCGACATTTGGATTGACAGCAGTGACTTAGAAAATTATCCAAAAATTTATAAGAGAGCATCAGGTGCTTGGGTCTTAGTTGATAACAAAGATCAAGAAAGCGATGCTGGTATTATATTTGGTGACTTTAGAGTTAGTGCAAGTTCATCTTTAGACGCAGATGCTCCAAATGCAGACCTTTATCCAAACAACATTCTTGGTTGGAACAAGAGAGCAAGTGGCGGTAACGTTAAAGAATGGAAAATTGGTCATTCATACCAAGGCAGTTCAATTGGTAACAGATGGGTTGACTACTCAGGTAACAAAGCAGATGGTTCACCATACATGCTTAGAAAAGCACAAAGACGTGCTGTAGTTAAAGGATTGCAAGGTGCAATCGCAAGTAACCAAGATATCAGAAATGAAACAAACCGTTTCAACTTAATTTCTGCTCCTGGTTATCCTGAACTAATCGACGAAATGATTAGCCTTAACACAGATCGTAAAGAAACTGCATTCGTTGTTGCTGATACTCCATTTAGACTTAAAGCAGATGCTTCAAGTACAAGTGCGTGGGCAAACAACAGTAACAATGCTGTTGAAAACGGTGAAGACGGACTATTAAGTTCATCTCCATACATGGCAGTTTACTATCCACATGGTGTTAGCACAAACTTAGACGGTTCAAGTGTTGTTGTTCCATCTTCTCACATTGCATTGAGAACATTGGCATACAACGACCAGGTTGCTTTCCCTTGGTTTGCACCAGCAGGCTTCCAAAGAGGTCTCGTAAGCAATGCATCAGGCGTTGGTTACATTGATGCAGATTCAGGTGAATTGAAGCCAGTTGCTCTAAGTGAAGGCCAAAGAGATAGTCTTTACAGCAATAAGGTTAACCCAATTGGTAACTTCCCTGGAAGAGGACTTGCAGTGTTTGGTCAGAAGACTTTAAACCCTGTATCAAGTGCTCTTGACAGAGTGAATGTTGCACGTTTGGTTGTTTACATTAGAGAAAGACTTGACGATATCGTTAAGCCATTCTTGTTTGAACCAAATGATGAAGTTACACGTCAAAACGCAAAAGTGTTAGTAGATAGATTCTTAGCAAACCTTGTAACACAAAGAGGTTTATATGACTTCTTAGTTGTTTGTGATCAGTCTAACAACACACCTGCGAGAATAGATAGAAACGAATTACACATTGACATCGCTATACAGCCTGTCAAGTCTATCGAGTTTATCTATATTCCGATTCGTGTACAAAACACATTGGGCTCGTCAGCATAATAGTTTTATAAAAACTAAAGCATTAAAAGGGGCGGTTTTCCGCCTCTTTTATTGAGCAATTATTCTATGGGTAGTTAACGAAAAATGCCCAAAACAGATAAATAAATGCATACTAAGATATAATTAGTTCGTAGGAGAATAAAATGGCAGAAATTCCAACAATTGAAACCAAAAGTAAATTTGGTGTTCCAATCGGAGATAGTGCTTCAGGTTCCGGTATTTTAATGCCGAAACTAAAGTATCGATTCCGTGTAACATTGCTTGGCGGATTTGGCGGTACAGGCTCTACTACAACTGTCTTAACTCAAAACGTTATGAACGTATCTCGTCCAAAGATTACATATGAAGAAGTAATACTTGACAGTTACAACTCACGTGCTTACATTCAAGGTAAGCATAGTTGGGAACAAATTACGTTGGCAGTGAGGGATGATATTACTAACCAAACTACAAACTTGGTTGGTGCTCAAATCCAGAGACAATTGAACCACTACCAACAAACAACGCCAGCGGCAGGTGCTGACTATAAATTTGATACACACATCGAAATACTTGATGGTCAAAACATTGGTGCATCTGAAGTTTGGTACTTAGAAGGATGTTTCCTTACAAACGTTGATTACAGTGATAGTGATTATGCGGCTACTGATCCAGTAACAATTACAATGCAGATTCGTTATGATAACGCAACTCATTATAATGGTACTAACGATATAGACGGTAGAACTGCAGGTGGCAACCCAATGCCAATTACTACACCTGAACTCAACGAAGTTACACCAGGCGTATAATTTTAAAGGCATAAATAAAGTTGAGGGGCAACCCTCAACTTTTATTTAAAAGGTATCGCAGATGGCAGGATTTTTAGGATTCCTTGGATATAATACCGGTAGCGAATATTTTTTGCGAGACTTTAAAAATGCTTATCGTTTTCGCCCTGACATAGACCCACCGCGTCAACAATTCCAAGGTTATGTAAACTTTATAGTAAACAGAGTACTATATGCATCTCTCTTTGGCGAAAGTGCCTGGGGCGACGGTACTGCTGACTATAGAACTACAATTAGCAGTCTTGTTAGAACAGCAGACCTTCCAAGTGTAAACTTTCAAACTGAAACCAAAAACGCATTTAACAGAAAGAAAATAGTCAACACAGGTGTTGAATATAATCCTGTGAATATGAGTGTGTTTGATACTGTGGGCAACGAATGGTTAATGATGTTAATGAAATATTTTTCATATCATTACATGGACCCACGTAACAAGCAAAAAGGTGACAGCAGAGATATAGAAGGCGAAATAGATAGAATAGGTGGTATAGAAACACAAGGCAGTTCATTTGGTAGAGACGGTGTATGGGACAGTAACGTTGCAGGTTATAATCCTCAAATGGACGGACAGTTTTTTGAAAGAATAGACTTTGTGTTATATCACGGTAATAAAGCAGTACAATACAGTATCATAAATCCAAAACTTTTAAGTTTCAAACCAAGCGGTATTGATTATGCATCAAGTGATGCAATGGGTTTTGATTTAGAATTTGGTTATGAAAGATTCACAGTGTACAGTGATTTAAACACTGACATGAGTGTTGAGGATCTTGATAGATTTGAAAACGCAAGTGGACTTGAAGGTCCTGCATTTGAAAATCTCAAACATCCGATACTGATGGACGAACCAATGAAGTTGGATAAATTATTAGGCAGTGTTGAGGCTCCAAGAACAAGGACAGCACCTATACCCCCAAGCAAGAGAACAGGTGGTGCAGGTGGTCCATCAAGTGGTCCTGACCCAGATCCAATAGGCACAGAAACAGTTTCACGTTCAAGTAACTTGCCAGATACATACGGTGACCAAGTTGTAATTGCAGGACCAAACAATGAAACTAATGAAGATAAAATAAGTGATATACTTACAGACTTTGGTGAAAGTGTTGTGTCAGCGGCCATACAAGGTGGTAACATCAAAGACGCAGGCGCAAGAGCAATCACAAGAGGTGTGCAACGTATTGTTGGTACGCCACAGAGTAGGGGAGAATAATGCCAAGTTCAAATTTATATGATACCTTTGGTAACGAAGTAAAGTATAAAGTATCCTACGATACCCTTGTAGCATACATTGAAAACTCTACTATAAATTTCCCAATACCAGAAGCAAGTGTTGATATTTTAGGTAACTTAGCCGAGAATGTTACAATTGATCCTGTTAAACTCGACACTATCACAACAAGATTAGAAAAAGTTGGATTTAAGCCAGCCAAAGCAAAAACAATGGCAGGTGTGTTAATCCAAGTAGCACAAACTCAGGGTGTAGATCCAGCAGACTATTTTGAACCCGGCGAGGCGGCTTTGAAGTTAGCAGTTGACACATACGACACAATAAACATGTTGAGACCAGCAGGCAATCGTGTAGGTCTTGCAAAGCCAACAAGCAACAGTAAGAGTAGATTTGGCGACTACATTAAAAAATAATGGGCAGATTTGCACAAGGTCTGTATGAAGTACAGAACCCTATTAAATATGTAGGACAATCAAAACCATACTTTAGAAGCAGTTGGGAATTGGCATTCATGAGAATGTGTGACGCCCACCCAAATATTCACAAATGGGCAAGTGAAAATATCAAAATACCTTACCTCAATCCTGTAACAGGCAAGTACACTAATTATGTACCTGACTTTATGATACAGTATACTGACAAAGATGGTAAGACTCACGTTGAACTAATTGAAATTAAACCAAGTACACAAACCACAATGGAAAATGCACGTGGCAGGGCACAACAAGTACAAGTGGCTGTGAATGCCGCTAAATGGACTGCGGCACAAGAATGGTGTCAACGTAAAGGCATACGTTTTAAAGTTATAAATGAAGATCAAATATTTCACAAAACTAAAAAACGTAATCCTAAGAAACGTGTTGCCCGTAAACGTAAATAATAAATAACAGTATGACACGAAAATTAGAAGAAGAATTCAATCTACCACACATGGAAGACATGAAAGACGATGCACCAGTGAGCAATACTCCATCTGTGCAAACTGTCGAAGATGCGTTGACTGTGAGTGAAAAGATCAACAAGGCTCTTGCTGAAGTTAAGGGCATGGAACATCACGACAGTGAAATGGATGACATTGCAAAACAAGCAGTAGAAAGTTATGAACAACTTATGAGTCTTGGTATGAACATGACTGATATGGCGGCTGGACAAGTGTTTAATAATGCATCTAACATGCTAAAAATTGCTTTAGAAGCAAAGGACAGCAAAGTAAATCGCAAATTAAAACAAGTTGATCTCATGTTAAAGAAAGCAAGATTAGATCATTTGAACAATAAAAATGGTGATGGCAGTCAAGAAGTTACAGCAAATGTTTTAGACCGCAATGAATTATTAAAACTATTATCTACCAAAGACGAAAACAAAGATGAATAGTTATGAAGATACTTATTGCAGGTGACAGTTGGGCAAATGCAAACTATTATGGTCCTCCTGGACCACCCCCAGAAACACATCTACACTACTTATTAGAAGCAGAAGGACATGAAGTTGTTTGTCTTGCGGTTAATGGCGGCAATAACTTTGGTACAATTGACAGAGTAAAGTATTGGTTTCAAGGATTCGAAACAGTAAATCCTTGGCCTTATGATCCACCGCCTTTTGATAATCATGAATTTGATTATATAATCTGGTTTCATACAAGCCCTTACAGAGATTGTATAGAAGAAAATGTATATTGCCCGAAAAGATATGTATTTGACCCAGATCATTATTACCCTTTACTCAACCAAAAAATACGTGAAGAACTTACAAGTCGTGCAAAAGTGATTGCTATAGGAGGTTGTGTAAAATTAAGTCCTCACATAGATAAAAGTCTATTTCATTATTACATAGAAGACTGGAAGTCTGATATTGTGGGAGTCGATCTTCCAGACGGCATGTGGTGGGGTATATCTGGTTGGGAAAATCCTACACTACAAGATGTAGAAGAAGCAGAAGAAATCAGTAAGTATGTTTATCATAATGATGACTTTCCTGATGGTGGTCATCCAGGTATAAGACCTCATGCAGAACTATTACAAAGATTGAAATCTGAAGTTTTTGAAAAAAATGATAAATAAGTATGAACAGGAGATTATAGATATGCAACTAAATGATTATCTAACAGAAAGTTTTAATAAGGAATATTCATTCCGTGTAAAGTTTGCGGCAGATTGCAGTAGCGATCACGTAAGCATGATTGAAGATTGCTTGAAAAAGTATAATGTTGTTAGTGTTGCACCATTTAAAAGAACTCCTATTCAAGAAAACCCAGCAGAATTTCAAAGAGCAAAAGGCATTAAATGTGTATCAGAAGTATGTAGCACAGATATTGTATTGAAGTATCCTGTTAATCCAAGAATTTTAGAAGTATGGTTAGGTGTTAATTTAGGCATTGAACCAGAGAAAGTTCTTGCTTATGACATCAAAGACCCACGTAGACTTGAATCAGAAATAGTTGCAAGTAGAGTTGCTGATGACGAAGATAGATATGTTAATGAAGAAGATTCAGAGTTAGCAAAAGAGGATATGGCTCATTATGAAGATGAGCAAGATGGGTTAGATGCAAAAGACTTTGGCTTTGGTGAAGATTATAATGCTAAGTTCTTAGCAGAGTTAGAAAGAATTAAAGCAGAAAAAGGTGCAGATTACTTCCGTAACTATCCAAGCAAAGACGAAATCATGGGCGATAACTTAAAGCCGATGTATGATACATTAGTTAATACTCCTAACATGGGTAAAGGTGCTGAGAAAACTAAAGAAGTTGATATTATTGCACAAGGCGGAGTTCATACATAATGAAAGACTTAGACTTTAACAAAAAACTTTTAAACTTAATGGAAAATGCTTTCCCAATGGGAATGGCTTCTCCAGAAGAAGAATCAGAGAATGTTTCTTATTCTAAAACAAAGTCTAAGGGCGATGCCAGAGTAACTATTAGTGCAAATGCTAAAAGTATGCAAGAACTTCACGATGTATTAAAACTTGCAGGTATTACATTACCTAAAAACGATGACCATGAAGATCATGAAGATCACGATCACGAAGAGCCAGAAATGGATCGCGAAGAAGGCGAACCATGCCCACAGTGCGGTGAAGTAGATTGTGATTGCCCTCCAGGCGAATGCGACTGTGAGCCAGCAGATGATGAAGGCGGTGAGCCTAACATGATTGCTATCAAAAACCCATCATATAGCACAGATAAAGATGTATTAATGGGTATGCTCAAAGATAAACTCGCAAAGCATTTATCTTAATACCAAAATCCAATAAATAACTGTA